TATTCAACATTCAACAAATGGAAATCTGAACATACGGAAATGAGAGAAGCCTTAAAAATAGGTAAGGAAATAGCGGACGAGATAGTTGAAAACAAGTTATATCAGAGAGCAATAGGATATAACTATGAGGAAACATCAACAGAGAAAGACGGCGACAGAGTAAAGACAAAAAAGACTATAAAAGAAATGCCTCCAGATGTAACAGCGCAGATATTTTGGTTAAAGAATAGATTACCTGCAAAATGGCGCGATAAGCAAGAGATAGACAATAATGTAACAATAGGGTTGACTGATAAAGACAGAGAACTAATAGATAAGTTTGTGAAGCGAACAAATGGAAAAGATTGATTATGCATTAGAAGCACAGAAGATAAGACAAGCCGAATATGACTATTGCAAGACTGATATAGTCTATTGGATTAATAACTACTGTCCAATAGAGGATAAAGATGCACCAGAAGTCATTATACCTATGCGGTTATGGACGGCACAGGAAGAGTTAGTTAAGGACTATACCACACACCGATTGAACATAACACTTAAGGCAAGACAGCTGGGCATAACTTGGTTAGCGTTGTATGTGTGCATGCATGACCTAATATTCAATCAAGGTCATACGGTAATAGCGTTGTCAAGAACAGATACCGAAGCGCAGGAACTTGTAAGGCGAGCAAAGGTCATACTAGCCTATCAGCCAGCGATACTGCAAGGCGGTGGGATAGCTTATGACGGTAACACGCAAGAGGTCAGAATAAGGCAGGGAGAGAGTATAAGTGTGTTTCAATCGTTCCCGAGTTCCGAGAACTCAGGGCGAAGCTTCACGGCGAACATAGTATTACTAGATGAATGGGCGTTTCAACAATGGGCAAGAGAGATTTGGACGGCTATATATCCGACTGTTAACAGACCAACAGGCGGACGAGTTATAGGACTAAGCACGATAAAAAAAGGCACATTATTTGAGGAGTTATATACAAACGATAATAACTTTCATAAGACCTTTTTAGGAGTGTTTACAGACCCTAGACGGACACAGGAATGGTATGAGGCAACAGCTAAGGACATGGGAGAATTAGTCAAGCAAGAGTATCCTAGAACAGCACAAGAGGCACTAGAGAATATAGGCGGAAGATTTTATCCAGAGTTTTCAGAGGCGGTACATATAATACCGCCTTTTTCAATACCTGAATGGTGGAGCAGATATATAGCACTAGACTATGGATTGGATAAACTAGCAGCAGGATTTTTCGTTCAGGACGGAAATGGACACCATTATCAGATCGCCGAGATACACAAAGGCGGATTAGTAGTTAGTGACGCCGCAGGGGAAATAAACCGAATGAAACAACGGCTAGATTGGGACAAAGGAATGTATGTGCAGATATTAGCACCGAGAGACCTATGGAACAGGAACGCACAGACAGGGCGGAGTGCTGCCGATATGTTCGCTGATGAAGGGTTATACCTTACCGAGACAAGCAACGACTTTGAAAACGGTTGTTTGGCGGTAAAGGAGTTGATTAAGCCTTATGCAGATGAGAACGGCAGAGTGACGGCAAAGCTATTAACTTTTAATACTTGCCCTGTGACTATACGATATACGATAAACATCTTGACGGACGAAAAGAAGCCTAATAGATATGCAGTAGAGCCGCACGAACTAAGCCACATCAACGATATGAGGCGGTATTATTGTGTTGCCTGGACACACGGCGCTAAAGAGCCTAAGGAAGAAAACAAATCATTAATAGATAGTTTTAACATAAAAACACAAACAGGGAGAGACACACTGTGGAGATAGCGATATTAACACTTTTGATATTCAACACATTAACAGACCTTGCGATAGCAGGGTTTTTTATATTCAAGAGAAAGAGCAAAACCATAACAGCCGTTGAAAAAAAAGACGCTGAAACGATGAAAAAATGGTTAGTGGCAAGAGGAGACCCAAATGACAAAATATAGTGATTTTGAGATAACGCAATTAACCAAACTTGTAACCAACGGCGAAAGCTATATATCAACATTAGGACTAACAGAGGATATCCCTGTATATGTGGACTTTGTGGAAGGGCGACAATGGGCAAGAAAATCAGCACCAGGAACAGAATGGTTGCCTAGATTTGTATTGAACATAACAAAGATGATAGTCCGCAATAAGAAATCAGGAATATTGAGCAGCCCTGTTAAGTTGTTATTCAAAGGCGAGAGAGAAGACGACAAAGTACAGCTGTTCAATGATTTTGTCGAGTATATCCAAAAAGAAATGAGACAGGAAGACCTTGACGATAAAGCCGTATGGGACGGTGTAGTTAAAGGCACAGGAGTTTGGTATTACTATTGGGACGAGAACGCAAAGGGTTTAGACAGTTCATATACAGGCGGAGTAAGAGGACAGAACATTGATGTATTGAACTTGTTTGTGGCTAATCCTCAAATCAAGGATATTCAAAAACAAGAATGGGTGATTATCAAGTCAAGAGAAAGGGAAGAAGCAATTAAACAGATTGCTAATAATCCCGAAGAGATACAAGAGAATGATGATGACAAAAGCTACTACACTAATAAATTAGAACAAGACGATAGCAAGCTAGTAACAGTCTATACGATGTTTTTTAGAGAAAACGGAGAGGTATATGTTGTACAGTTTACAGATAAAACGATAATTGACAAAGCAAGACCTTTGACACCAGAGATAGAAGGAGAATCAAAAACAGAAAGAACAAAGACATTTAAGTTCACCCGATATCCCATTGTTGTTTGGGATTATGAAACAAGAGAGAACAGCTGTTATGGAAGAGGCGAGGTTGAAGATGTAATACCCGCACAAAAAGAGATTAATTTTACTTATTCAATGATGTTAAAGAACATCCAAGACAACGCATGGAATAAGTGGTTAGTTAAGAGTGCCAATAGAGATGTAGAAATAACGAACACGCCGGGTGAGGTATTAAAAGACCAATATCAAGGCAACGCAGACGGGATTAAGCCTGTTCAAACACAGATGTTCTCATCGTTTCCAGCTACTTTGATAGCGGACATCTTAGAAAAAGTCCGTACAGTAACAGGCAGTACCGAAGTAATGAGCGGAGAGATACCGAGTGCCAATATGTCTGGAACAGCAATAGCACAGTTACAATCGGCGGCTGAACGACCCATTGAAGACATACGAAAACGGTTTTGGAGAGCCAAAGAAGAACAAGGCAGAGTGCTTGAACAGTTTTTCAGAGTTTTCTATGTAGGAGAAATGGCAAAACCATTTTACAGGACAGTTGAAGCAGGCGGGCAGAAGATAAGAGAACTTGCAGACTTTGACGGTCAAAATTATGTCGATGTTGATTTTGATGTTGTAGTTGAGGCAGGAGCAGGCACGAAGTGGAGCGAGATAAGTATAATCCAATCCCTTGAATCAATGCTTGCTAAGGGTGTCATAAGCGTTGAGAGTTTTATACAAGCATACCCCAATAGCATAATGCCGAACAAGAAAGAACTATTAGATGCCGTATCGTTGAACAAACAAGGCTTAGAAGCACAGTTGCAGCAAGCGTTACAACAGTTAGAACAGCAGAAAGAAGCGATTGCCGGAGTTAAGGCACTACTTGACGAGAGGCAACAACTAAAAGAAAAGCTTGCAGTACTATCAGGGGCATACTTAGAAGCAGTTAATCAAAACAACGCAACCAATAAAGCATTACAGGAAGCCATAGTCGATGCACAGACAATGGCGCAGATGTTAGGAGGTCAAAATGAAATGTCAAAAATGCAAGATTGAAATGGCATACAAGCGAATGGAAGGTAACGACAAGATATATATATGTCGGAATGCACCAATAGGGCGTGAAAGATGCCCGAACTTCAATAAAGAGATGAGAGTTAAGACAGGTAAATAGCCTGTCTTTTTTAATACGCAGGAATAGCGGGGTTTCTTATGGAGCCTGAAAATCCAAAATTTATATCGCATGGAATAGCGGGGCGTACAGGCGCACGAAAATCCAAAGGAGCCAATAATGGACGAGAAAGAAAAGGACATCGTCGTTGAAGAAGAAATTGAAGATGATGTTCAGGTAGAGGTAGAGCTATCAGAAACGGAAGAGATTGCAGAGGATAGCGGCAAAGAAGAAGTGCAACCCGAAGAGGGCAATGAAGAAACGGATGCGGAGTTTACAGACGGAAAACCGAAACAGGCAAAGTCGGTTAACAAAAATCAGGCATGGGAAAGGCGAGTAACAGAAGCTTACGAAAAGGGCAAAAAGGAAACAGAAGAGAAATCTAAGATGACTGCATTAATCGGGCTAGAAAACCATTTTACAGGCGAGGAAATCACAGACGAGGCGGACGCGCAAGTTTATAGGGATATGCTTGCTATGA